AAATTTTTCTAGGGAAGTATCGTTACATTTTTTAGGCAACGCACACATAATTACACTCTACCTAAGAGTTTCGAAATTTCAATGAATAGATTATAATTCTCAATAATTACAAGCTCAAGATTCTCACGAGTTCTTGTTATATTTTGATATAACATCTTATCAAGCGGATAGTAAGACGATGTTGTCTTTAGAAATTTAAATTTCCGAGATTTCCCATTATTTGAATTAAGTTGTTCTCCTTCTTCATAGTAAAAATTCGAATCCAGAGGAACAATCACATTATTGAACTCTTGTCCAATAATGCTATGGGACATTTGTCCAAAATCAGACATGTTATCCAGTGGTTCTGACCTTCTAGCAAAATATCTTCCTCGTGGTGTTTTTGTATAATTTAAAATATTCCAGTTATTATCTGAACTTCTCATCTTTAAATATTCATCACTAGACTTCCTATCAAAGAAAAATCTAACACTAATATTTCGCTTTTCGTTTGGAATTATTTCAATTTCTCTATCAATGGGAATTTTAAAAAGCAATTGAATAAATTTGCTCATTTCTGGATTAGACCTAAATTTGTCTTTGAGACTGAAAACATCCCCATTTTTCTTAATAAATTCTAAAAGTAATGTGGTATTATCAATAGTTTCCTCTGGACTCAAAGTTTGACGCCCATCTAGTGAAATAATGAATTTAGTATTTGAGGATATAATACTGCTTGTCAATTCTGTTAGTTGTTGATATTTGCTATTTTGTCTTAATCTTTGTGCTTCATCAATAATTATATAATCGTATTGGTTGGAGTTTTTTAATATTGAAGAAAAACTTTTAATACAGACTATGCTAAAACCTCTACTATTTAATTCAATTTGACCAGAGTTGACTTTTGCACCATGTATAATCACTACTTTTTCCCTAAACTTATTAGTTGTTTTGCTAGATGATAAATTAACAAAGATTTTCCCGTACCAGGATTTCCTTTAATTGCAAATGATTTTAGATTCTCAGTACTATTAATGATTTCATTAATTATTTGCATTTGATGACCTGTTAAAAAGTACTTCCCGTCCATAAATCTTTGTACGTCATTAAATGGCGATACTAAATAATTTTTAATCTCAAAAAAACTATCTGCTTCTTCCGAAGTACACCTAATTATATTTTGTTCTTTTATAACCTTAAAAAAATCTTCAGGTAGAATATTAATAAATTTATCTTCTTCAGGCACGTATTCAATATATGTACTTGTGTTTGGTGAAATACTAAAATAATAAGTTTTAGATGGTAGAAAGTTCAAATAAAAGTGATTTTTTCGTAACTGCTGCTCTTGTTCTTCAGGAGTTGAATCACTTTTCAACTCAATATTTATATTATAGTTTTCTCCAAATCGGAGTAAGTCAAACTCTTTATTAATTTGAGGTATCGTATAACCATATAGGAAGTTATCAGTAAAATTTGAAATCTCCGCAGTCGTGAATCTCCAACTATAAAGTAAGTTCACCATTTTAACAAATGTAATCAATTCAGTTTTATTCGCAAATTCATAGCCGATTCTAACCAGTTCATTCGTAATAGAACTATAGAATTCGTCAAAAACCACTAAAAATTCTTCAAAATTATTGAATGTCTGACCACTCAACACTTTTGCTTCACAAATGATAAAACGAGTTAAAGTTTCAAAATCCATTCAATTCACCGTTCTTACTAAATTATTTTACATTTATTATATCAAAAAAAAATAAAGCAGTCGTATCTATATAGTTGAGACCGCTCCGTTCTTAAATGTAATTTCAACATCACTATCCTTGGTGATGGTAATACTCTCAATCATAGTTTCCCACAACAACTCATCAAAGTCTGTTAATAATCCTTCTTGTTGCTTCAGACCAGTGATGAAATCTTGCAAGTCCTTATTTCTTTTTGATTTTGCTAACTTCTGTACCTCTAGTTCCTCAATCTCTTCAACTAAACTTTCGTACTTCGCACTGAGTTGACGGTACTTAGACTGATATTCATCTTGGTCTTGTAAGGTAGAGGCATTCTCCATCACTAGCCTTGAAACCATCTGGCTAAGAATCTCAGTCTCAGTTTCAAGTTCCTTTATTTGATTGTCAATGCCCTCTAGACTACCGATCGAACATAGAACTTTAATATTATCAATAATCTCATCCTTATTCTCAATGACCTGATTGACGGCTAAAACGAACCACTGCTTTATTTCTTTCTCAGTAACATGTGGGGTGGCACACCGATTTTCACCGTTATATTTTTCATTACATCTATAGATTACCCTCCTATACTTTGAGGTTGAATGCCAGACCTTACTACCAAAGTAATGTCCACAATCCCCACAAACCAGTTTTGAACTGAAGATTGAGGTACTCGACTTCTTCCCTTTAGCATCCAAGACTTGCTGGACCGCATCAAAAGTTTCTCTGTCCACTATTGCTTCATGGTTGTTCTCCACATAATACTGAGGCAACTCACCTCTGTTGATGTTCTTCTTTTTGGTCAGAAAATCAATTGTGTAAGTTTTTTGTAGTAAGGCATCCCCTTTATACTTCTCGTTTCTAAGCATTCGCTTGATTGTGGTTGCGTTCCAACGAGATTTGCCGCTAGGAGAAGGTATACCTTGTTCAGTCAAATCCTTTGCGATATGATAAGGTGATTTTCCAATAAGAGCTTGCTGAAAGATGTACCTAATAGTTTTGGCTTCATCCTGATCAACTACAATTGCCCCATCTTCACCTGCCTTAAAGCCTAAAACATTTGTATAAGGAAAATGAACCTTCCCTTCTGCAAATTGTTTCCTTAAGCCCCAAGTTACGTTTTCGGATATGCTCCTACTTTCTTCTTGGGCCAAACTTGACATTATGGTAATAAGCAATTCACCTTTGGAATCAAGTGTCCATATGTTCTCTTTTTCAAAATATATCTCAACTCCCACTTCTTTCAACTGCCTAACTGTAGTCAGTGAGTCTACGGTATTCCTCGCAAATCGACTAACAGATTTTGTAATAATCAAATCGATTTTGCCATTGAGTGCATCTTCCACCATAGCTTTGAAACCAGTTCTTAATTTTGTGTTTGTCCCACTGATACCTTCATCAGAGTACATTTTAACAAATTCCCAATCATCCCTCCCACTAATGTATTCAGAGTAGTACCGCATCTGTGACTCATAGCTTGTTGCTTGGTCTTCATGGTCAGTTGATACCCTGGCATAGCCTGCAACTCTACGCTTTTTCAAAGAGAAATCATCTGAACTTGACCTAATAATACTTGGTGTAGCCTGAATAGTAATTACTTTCTTCACTAATATCGCCCCTCTCTAATTTCTATAGGATATTTCCTTCCTTTTACTGGTATAACCCAGATGATACGTTGACCAAAATCATAATCGATGTGCTTAATATTATTTTCAACCCACTCTTTATCTGGTACAATGCCTAACTTGCTTTTAAACGATGCCAAAAGTCGCTTTTCTCCTAACGTCCTACATGAACATGATGATGCTCCGAATCGATTTCGTGTTCTACAATAATATCGTATGGTTTTATTAACTTGTTTGGAATCCACTTTAACAATCATCAAACATCCGCATTCTGAACATGAAATTTTGTCACGAAAGATACCCTTATTTAAGTGGCTTTCTTGACTCATTAACTGATATCTTCGCTCCTTCTCATGAAGTACTAAATCAAAATATTCTTTTGTAACAATTGGCTCGTGTGCATTTTCAATAATGTACTTATTGCGTTGCCCTTTATTCCTTTTCGGATTTCTAGAGAATGATTCACGATAAGTCTTCTGTAAGACAAGGCGACCAAAGTATGCTTCTTGCTTGAAGAATTCTCTGATACTTGCTACGTTAAATGGATTACCAAGCCTTGTTAGGACTTGTTCCTGATTGAGTTTATCAACTATCTGCTGAACCGAATCTCCTTCCAGATACCATTTAAAGACTTTTCGAATAACTTTTGCCTCATTAGGTTCAATCCGATATTGTTCTCCATCCCAACGGTATCCATACATATCCTGTGGAGTGTGCGGAATCCCTTTTTCAAATTTCTTTTGGACTCGCCATCTTATATTTTCACTCAGGTTTTGAGACTCCTCTTGAGCTACTGAGGCAAGGAGGGTTAACATCAATTCTCCTTCTGAGCTAAGACTATCTATATTTTCTTTCTCAAAAGTAACACCAATATTTTTCAGACGTAATTGTCGAACAGTGGTTAGTAATTCAACTGTATTTCGACCAAAACGAGCGATTGACTTAGTGATTATCCTATCAATCTTTCCATCTTCACAATCCTTTATAAGATTTAGAAAGCCTTGTCGATTACTTTGTTCTTTACCGCTTATGCCTTCATCATAATATATCCCCACCAATTCCCAATCAGGATGCGCTTGTATCAAACGGTTATAGTAGCTAATCTGTGTTGACAGAGAATGATGAAGACGACTATCGGAAACCCTTGCATAGGCCGCAACCTTAAATCTTGGCTTGCAGGGCGATTTTATGGGTTGTATTCTTCTAACTGTTCTCAAATTAATACACTCCTTTCGCTACTATATATCACTCTAAAAGAAAAATTATCCAGTTATTAGGTCGATAATTGACTTATAAACGGTTGATATTTTTCAAGCATCAATTGCCTAAATAGTTCAAATTCCTTAATTGTGATTGCTCCATTATTTAGAAGTACCTTTGCTTGTATCATTGTTAGTTGGTAGGTCATCTCATTATTAATTTTTTGAACGTCCATATTATCCTCCTACCTTACTAGGTAGGTTTGGGAGCGATTTTTCCGCACTTTTTGAAAAAAAGTCAAAAAATAAAGCCTGATGTTCCCACCAGGCTTAAGACTTAATTATGAAATTCTAAACCAACCTACAACTTTTCCAAGTTTAACTGTTCCAGTAGAATCATAGAGTGAGCCATCCGCCATCCATTGACGTTTCACACGACGAGTAATTCCACCTCCACCAATTTCTAATTGGTCATTGATACCGTTCTTATTATGGTCAGAATATCCGTCAATATTCTGTTCCACACCATCAATACTTTTTCCATCAGAATCCGTCACACAGACACCAATATGCCCATAGACCAAACCATCTGTCTCAATGACATAGAAATCACCTGCTTTAGGATTCACACCCCAAGCATCATAGATTACTTGGAAACCATTTGATTTTGCTTTCTTCAAACAATCAATGGCATTTGTATAGGACATATTCTTATCCGTAAGTTCTTGAACAATCTTATCCACCAAGGCAACACACTGTCCACCATAAGGGTTAGATGGAACAGTTACCTTTTGACCGACCTTGGATAATGCTGACGCAACCACACGGCTTGCAACACTGGTTGGAATAGCGGTTGTTATCCTTGAAGCTGCGTTGACCTTTAGAGTTTGTCCAACTCTTAAAATATCCGTCTTCTTCAAGCCATTTACCGCAAGAAGGGCATCAACTGTTAAACCAAACTTCCGAGCGATACCATAATACGTATCGCCTTTCTGTGCTTGATAGGTCTGCTCACTATGGCCTTTAGTTGTTCCTTCTACATCCTGCTCCAGCACCCATGACTTGATTCCATCAAGTAGATAAGCTCTCAAACTGTTAGACTGGTGAACATTTTTTTCTTGGAGGATTTTGTAGGTGCGCCCCTTGACCCAATTGGCGATTTTCTGACCAGTCTGATAATGAGTCGCATGAGGCAACACCCTAAGACTATCACCAACAAGATAGATTGGTTTTGAAGGAGTTCCTGAACTCCCAACAGTTGAACTGGGTGTCGAGGGTACAATTGTCTTGACCTCAACCCCTGTTATTGCGGACACAAGACCTTTCGCAATGTCCTCTTTCTTGGTTTCAAAAATCGCCATGTCTTGTTCATTATCGATAAAGGCAATCTCCACCAAACGATAGGTATATCCACGACTCGCTGCTTGGTTGGCATTATAGAGCCAATCTACCTTCTTAATGCCACGATTTTGAAAGTATCGTGAAAGGAGAGAGAGGATAGCCATATCTTCCTTGTCTGCTTCTAAAGAAGATTGAATCAAGACTTCTGTACCTTTGGCACTACCATTAAAGGCATTGAAGTGCAATTCAGTAATTGAGTCGTATCCCTTACCAATACTAGTAATACTCCGATAATCATAAACATTTTGTTCGGTAATAAAATCAATCTGTTGTCCACTGTACTTAGACATTAACTTGGCTAATTCTCGAACCTTTCCTGCTTCTGTGATGCCTAGTTTGGCATTTACTGCACCTGGATCATAGGTCGTTCGTCCTTGCCCATGTCCACAAATCACTAGATGTTTTCCCATGTTAGTCTCCTTCTTTCTCATTGAATTGCTTTAAGAGTGCTTGCAACCTCTCAGGGATAGGCAAGCCAATCCGAACCACATTTTCTAAGATACTTAAGCCCTCATTGCTCAAGTAAAAGAAAATCACCATGGTGCGAATCGCCCCACCCTGTTTGATGATTTCAGTATCAATGAGGTGTCCCACGGATACCAAAAAGAGAATGGCTATCTTTTTGAAGATACCCTTGAAACCAATGCTGCTGGAGAGTTTCTTATGGACAACTGCCGCAAAAACTCCCGTCACATAGTCAATGATGAGAAAAATAAAAAGGGCATATAAAACCCCGTCAACCTCTCCAAACATAGAACCGATAAGCCCTCCTATCGCTGAGAAGAGGACTTTATTTGTTGCTAGTAATTCTTTCATAATGACACTTTCCTTTCTTATGCTGTCCTACGCCAACGGTAAACCGTGACGTAAGGTTGTAAGTTATTGTGTGGCTTTCCGCCACCAGTATTTCCTGTGTTATTTCCTTGAGGGTAAAGGCTAGAGCTACCGTCAGAAAAGTAATCTCGACGAATCGCTCCAGAGCCATTGTTAGCCGTCACATACTGAGCATGTGAGTGAGATGGCATTTCATCAATGGTCAAGGTATGTGTCTTACTACCGCCTGACTGATTAACGCTATTAAACTCACTTTCATTCTCAGATACTCCAACCAAGACCCTACCATTGCCAAACCGCTCCCAAGTTCCACCCATAATGGTGGCTGGACTAGTACTTGACGTGGATTCGTAAATAACACCGACTGGGTAGAAAATATCAAGAAGTTTCTTATTCTTCATGTAGATGTCACCGTCAAAATATGCAGGTAAACTCCCATCCACATCTAGCACCCCTCTTGTCCATGCTTTGCCTATCCCCATACCAGATGGGCTTAAGCCGTAGACAACCTTTTCTGGACCAATGGTAAATTCAAAGGTCGTGGAGTAAAAGAAGTCTGCAAGCGTTCCAATAATGGTATAGGATTTCGTAGTATCATAAGTACCACCTAAAATAGCTTGGAAATCCGTCTTTGTGTGTTCCGTAGTTGATGTCCAGTTGGCAGCACCACCAGCGTTTATGACCTTCTGGCCACTTGCCAAATCAACCACTTCCCAAGTCAAAGTTGCCTTGTTCTTTTGGATACTATTGATGGTTAAAGGGGCAATCTTAAGCTTTCGTGTGACCGTCACCTCATTCATACTAGAACCAGCACGAACCGCTGAGAATGAGAAGATGGGTTTGAAATACTCTAATAGGGTTATCTCCACTTCTTTTCGAGCACTTTGTCGCCCTCTCGAATCAGTCACATAGGCAGAAACCTTAGCACGACCAGTCCAGTTGATACCTCCCAAAAGACCGTTATTACTCGTTGCCACGTTAGGCAGTTGAACCCACTGATTGTTCTCAAATTTGAAGACTTCTGCACGATACCCCGTCGAAGGAATGGTCGATCCGTAAATACCTGCTCCTTGATTGAAGGTCACTTTAGGATTAGACACCAACTGGGCAAAACTGTTGCCAGTTAAAATCGTTTTTGCAGTGGCATGGGATTCTGAAACAGAAATACTGTCCAAGGTTGGAACAACTGACGTCGGTAGGTTGAGGGAAATCGGAATTGTCATTGAGCCTACTGTCTTACCACCATAGATAGTGACTAGCGTTAAATGCCCATTACCTGAGGTGCTATTTGGAATCTGAGTAGCCAACTGTGAAATCGAAGGTGTCCACGTTACAGAAGTCGCAATGCCTGTTCCAATTGTCCCACTTAGAGAGCCAAAATGCCAGGTCATGTTATGGGTAAAATCACTACTGGCACGCTTTATCGTGATGGTTACGGCTTGCCCCATCATATTCCCAGAAACTGTAGCGCTAGATGACCGCGGAATATCGCTCAATCGTAACGACTGTGACCCTGTATTTAAGGTGCCAGGCGACCAGCCACCAGAACCAGAGAAGGTCGCAGAAAAACTGATGGTTTTTGACCCATTCGAATCATGTGGCACAGTGATGGTCTTATCAATCAAGTGAAGAGAACTATGAGCCGTGTACATATCTGGTCGCCCTGACCAAGAAAGCGTCTGGCCATCGATAGACACACTTGCCCTACAGTCATACATCCCAAAGGTCGTATAACCATTCTTTAGCCAGAGTTGAACTCGGACAGTAGATGTATTGTCAGCGGTCGAAGTGCCTGTTTCTTCCACTCGCAAAAGTAGGGTATAGCCCCTATCATTATTTGAACCATAATCTGCCATAAGGTCTCCTTTCTACTTGGCATCAATAAAACGACAAACTAGATGCTTGGCATTATGCCTAGCAGCTTCTAGTCGGTAATAACCAACCTGTAAGGTCTCCACAAAGACCCCATGATGGATTTTAATGACACCAGCTGTAACCGTCATAACGGCATTACCAGCTGACTTAATCATCATCCCTTGTGGGGTTAATTCGATATATTCAGAGTTATCCTTCTTACCAATAATCACCCCATTATCACCAGCTCTCAAATAGGTATTGACAAAGTTAAGCAAGAGACTGTTGGCTTTAAGATCTGCTTCAATAGCTGCGATACGAGCTGTGTTATCAATAAAGTCTTGATTAAATTGCGCAAGGACAGCTTCATTATTCTTCTCAAACTCTTTATAAGACTTGAGCCAATCAGCTACTTCTTTCGCCAACGCCCTCGCCTCAAGGTCTACTCGGAGAGATTCTGTTTTTTCAGTTAGAAGGTCTAATCGCTGCTTCATGAAGCCATTATCTGCCTTGGCATCAATCTGGGCGATAAGATCATTCAAAGAAGGCCCAGGCGCTGAAGCAACGTTGCCATCCTCCAATTGAACATTTCGAAGATAAACCACATCTCCTACTAACCACGAACCTGACTTTAAGTAAAAGATATAAGAATAGTACTGATAACTACTTACTTTCCATGAAGAAACAAACCTTTGCCAATCTGTTGTGACGTCGTAAGCTTTCGTTCCACCGAGTTCACAACCCATATTGAGTGTGACAGATTTTGAACACTTAATATCAATTGAAAAAGTCATAGTCGCACCAATTCGACTCCTTAAATCATAGAAGTTCCGATGAAATCCAGCTGTACCTGCTTTGGTACAGGTCAACTTAATAGTCACCCCACTAACAGAACTCGTATCCTCAACCACCTCCTTCTTCCACTCAGAGGTTACTGATGAAAAGGTCACAGCCTTCATGGCGTAATCGTCAATGTAATTACGACCACCCAGTTCCGTTCCCTCAAAAAAGGAAGACCAGGTATAGTCACTAGGATTGGTTGAAGGCGTAGCACTCTCCCTATTGACGGCTAGTCCGAGGTAGCGTTTGCCAGTTGAGACGGCAGAAATCCCATCTCCCTTGTCACTATCTGCGTACATCCGCCAAGTGTAAAGGGTCTTTCCGTCCTTACCAGCCATTCCATCCACACCCTTGTCCCCATAAACTCCGATGACAATGGGCGTTGTGACTGTCGTTGAGCCATTGGTGAACGTTGTTTTTTCATAGTTCCACAGATACTTAAGCGTTGAGGTGAGAGAAGGAATGGTTTTGCTCCAACCAGTGCTTGTTGCCGTAAGGCCAGTCTTTTGTGCAGACACTAAGTAGTACTGCTCCCTTGATTGAATGCCCACCCCATCTGCTCCAGCATCACCCATTGGTCCAGGAGTTAAAGAGATGGTTTTAAGGTCAGCTTGTGTCGCTAGACTTTCCCCTCTCACCTTTAAGAGTGGTGTATCAATGGAAAGATTCCCATCCCTATCCAAACTAAAGACTGGGGTGTGCTGACCAGGAATAACGACCTTGTCTGCTTCCACCTCTAAACTCTTCACATACTCTGATAGAATTTGTTGAGAGACAAGCCTTGTCATCCATGCTGAACTAGAGACGGTCAACTCATCAATCATGGCTTTTTGAAGCGCTGCGACCCGTGCTTCAAGGGCATCCGTTGCCAGATAATCAAGTGCAGCTTTCTTCCCAGAACGCTCGCCTTCTGCTTTGGCAATAGCGATACCATCTTCAACTTCGGTTTGAAGGCGATTAAATTGCCTGTCAAAAACCTTGTTAAAATTGGCTCGTTCCTTAGACGCTCGGTATTCTGTAGCCGATTGATTGACGTCAAGAATGGTCTTGGCCGCACTGGTTAGCGAATAGGCCCCAGATGATCCAGAGGTCGTAAAGCTGACCTCATCATCAAAGGTCACTGAAAGGCACACTTCTTCTAGAGCATCAAAGGTATAACTAACTGCCTTTTTCTTAACATCTACCTTGTGCTTTTGACTTTTAAGAGTAACCGTATCTCCCAGATGAACTTCCTGGCCGTCTAACTGATAAGCTTCAACTGTTATCTGTCTGGAGATGCTGTCGATGTGCTCATGCGTGAACTTAGACAGCACCCATTGACGTAACCCTTCCTCTGTCTGAATCGTGTTATTCTCATACCGTGCTTCATGGACATAAGGGTATTGGTTAATGAGGGGACTCTCTACGATGACTGAAAGCACAGTATCCTCATCACTACCTTCTGCCTGAAAGGTTGAGGTCGCATAGATGCGTGTAATGACCTTATCTGAATACAACTTATCCTCATAAGCTTTCAGATTGTGATGGCTTGTGAGAATAACGTCCTTATCCTTGCCACGGTGTTTCTTAACCATCAGCCGAAAGTTATCACGAACGAGCTCACCTTCCCACGTTCCAAGAATCGAATGCTTACCATCCATCAGAGCTTGATAGAGCGTCAAATCTTCGTCAGATACATAGGTATGAGGCTCCGTCACATCACTATCAAAGCTAAAAATTCCCAAATCTGACGAACAAGCCTCAACCAGTCTCAAAAGAGCTGATTGGCAAGTCGTGTTAGTTGCAGAAAAGGGCTTAATCTGACGCTTCATCACATCATCTGAAATGTGATAACACTCAAGCTCTACCGTATCGTCCTGGATCTTTATATGCTTGACACGAAAGAGCTGCTTTCCTAAATCAGGAGTTGGACACAAAATCAACTCGTCTGCTCTAAGGGTTTCATGAATACCTGAATCTGTAATGGGATAAGTTACTCGTAGCTGAAATGTACCATTCAACTCTTCTTCTACCATCGCACTCATCGTTTCAAATAATGGTTGACCATTCCATTTCGATGTCTTTGTTTGACCATCAAGAAGATAAAGCATCACACCCACCCCCAATTCGTCTCAAAGGTAAGCGATAATATCCCACTACCTAAAATCACTCCGAGAGATTGTCTTGGATGACTGGCATCAATCGTGATAAAATCCCCAGACCACTTCACAGCTTTCCCAGATAGGGTCTTAAAACTAGGACGGTCCGGGTGATTAATCATAACCAACGGCTCTGTAAATTTCTCAATGCGGATCACTTGGTCTCCTACTGTGAATGAGGTTTCTGACACCGATTGACCAGTGATGGTAATGGTAGGAAAGGCAAGAGCAGATCCTTGTGTTTTCAACACACCATTTGCGTTCAAGACTTGCCTATCCACCATCTTGAAAAAGCGAGTAGGGTGACAGATAAAGGTCACGTCAATCACATACACATCGTGCTCATCCTGCGTGACATCAAAACTATCCGTTCGGTAACACCAGAGTCGGGTGAGCTTAAGACGTTCGCTTTCTAGCCAAAACCCTTCCTTCATAAGATAGCCTGAGAACTCATTGACCTCTTTCTCACTCGCACCAATCAAATACAAGCGGTAAGACTTCTCAATCACATCACGGTGTTTATTGGTTTGGACAATTGCCCCACTCAACCCATGATGATCTAAAAGGTGCGTTTTAGACCGTGGCACTTGAATGCTCGGTCTATCTTCCACAAGAACTTTAAAAGGAAAAGACGAGGTGCCTTTTCCATTCAGTACCAATTCATTATGTTTAATCACACCGTTCCTCCTTTCAGTAGGGCTTGTCGTGTCATTTCATCTGCCAGTCGACCTGCCACATAATCGGCTAGTTTTTTCATATCTGCTTCTTCACGAATCACAACATCCGTGATGTTGACCATTATGGTTGTTGCCTTATTAGGCATGGTGGCTGCGATGCTGCGACCAATACTACCTAGGGTTTGGTTATTAAGAGGTAAAACAGCTTCTCGTCCTGCTTCTCCCCCTACCATTAGGCTATTGCCGTTTACCCCAAATGCAGTTGGTTTGGTTAAAATTCCTCCTTTGGCATACCAATCAATGGAGATTCTCGGAATTCCACCCTTCAACCAATCAAGAGGATTGGCTGAACCTGATACTCGAAAGTGAGGGAGGGGGATATGCGGCCAGCGAATTTGGAAGTTAAAGAGATTTTTGATGGCATTGATAGCGTTACTCACGGCATCTCTTGCCCCATTGATGGCATTGGAAATGGTATTCTTGACACCATTCCAAACGGATGATACCGTGCTTGAAATGCTATTCAAGACACCATAGACCGTGTTTCGGATACCGTTCCAAATATTGGATACCGTGACTCCAATATTGGATAAGATATTAGATATGGTCGATTGGATTGCTGACCAAATGGATGAAACGACTGAACTGATAGCTGTCAGTAAATTTGAGATGGTATTCTTGATACCTGTCCAAGCAGTTGAGATGTACTGGGCGATGAAATTGAGGGCTAAGGAAATAAGGGACTTGATGCCCTCCCATGCCATCGATAAGACCTGTTTGATGGTTTCCCAAGCGCCAGTCCAATCACCAGTGATAACCTGCATGACTGCCTTGATGATACCAAGTACCACATTGATAGCAGTCTCGACCACAATCTTTATCATCTCCCAAGCGGCTGTGATGATAAGTTTGATATTCTCCCAACTTGCTTGGATGAGCGGTCCTAGAATAGTCATCACCGTTTGAATAACCGTAGTGATGGCATTCCATACCGTGGTTGCAGCATTTAGAATCAATTGCTGGTTTTCAGTCCACCATGTGGTTAGCGTTCCCCAGATGGACATAACAAAACTAGAAATCTGCTGGATGATCATGGACAGAAAGGCATAGATACTATTCCAGATTTCCGTCACAGCCGATCGAAAGCCTTCGTGATTCGTCCAGAGTTCTTTTAACCCAACAATCAGTAAGGTAATGGCAGCTACAATACCAACAATAATCCCCACAATCGGCAAAAATGCCGTTATCATTCCAACAACGGTTGTCCCCATAGCGGCTGCCGCAACCTGTAAGCCCAAGAAAACAGGAAGTAACATCCCTACCACGGCAAAAATACCTGTGAAGATAATGACGACTTCCTTGATGGGACTGGATAAGTTGGTAAACCAAGTCGCTAGTTGACTAACAATGTCTGCCAAACTTTGAAAGACTGGAATAAGCATCTCCAGAATCGGTTGACCGATTGCTGCTAAAGCATTAGTTCCAGACTGTCTTAGGTTACCCAGAACGTTTTCCAGTCCGTCTGATTCCCTTGCAGCTTGTCCCAAGGCTCCAGAGAGTTCATTGCCGTCCTCTACCATTTGAAGGAGGGTTAACTGCTTCTGGGCTTCTGATAGTTCATTGAAGGACTTTCCATAGAGCTTGTTCGCCGCTGCATTACGAGTGGTTTCTGTCGCAGAAATACCTAGAGCTGCGTCATTTTCATAGTTACCTTTGAGGAAGGACTGCAGGTTTTCGGTGACTTCTTCGATGGATTTGTCGTAAAATGCTGCCCCATCAGCCGCTGCTCTGGTTGCACGAGTGGTCAGATCCAAAGCCTGAGCCGTATCCATCCCAGAGGTTTTGGCAAAGGAAGCCATCTGAGTGAAGGAACCTTGAAGACGCTCTGGAACAATGTCCATCTCTTCCCCAATCCTATTGAGGGCATCCTTAGCAGCATTCTCCATATCCCCAAAGACGGTAGAGAATTGGGCATTGCTGGCTTGAAGTTGAGCTGCCGCAGACATGGACTCTGTTCCGACTTCGAAGATTTTCTGAGAGATGTCTGCTAGCCTCTCACTGGTCGCTTGAAGTGCCTCAGCCCGAATGGTGTCAGACATGGCTTTCATGCCATCTTGAGCACCATCGGCAGAGGAGCTGGTCTCATCCATCTCGTTGTTCAGGTTATTTAGAGCGGTCTTTGCTTGGTTCAACTCAGCTTCCATCTTATTGGCTTCAATGGAATTCTCACCATATTCACTCTTTGTCAGGGCTAGTTGCTTTTCGAGATTGGAAATTTGTTTAGAAACAATTTCTGACTGTGCTCCAATCTTTTGTTGGGCTATGGCATTGCGTTCGGCTTCGGAACTATTGAATGACAAAGCACTTTCTTGTAACTCAAATTGAGACGTGACCTTGTTCATCTCACTTGCTAACTGCCCCTGCTCCACTTGGAGTTCATCTAATTGTTGAGCCGCTGAACTACTAGCTCGACCGTGATTCTCAAGCGTTGATGACACATCAGCTAACTTAGTTTCATAGGAGGTTAGCAGCCTTTGAGTAGTTTCCACCTCACGTTGAAAGGCACGGTACTGGTCTGCCCCAATATCCCCAGCCTTAAATTGAGCTTCCACCTGTGATTGGGCTTGACGGAGCGTTGCCAATTTTTCTTTGGTTGTCTCGACTTGTTTTGCCAAGACTTCCTGCTTTTGCGTCAGAAGAGTGACATTGCCAGTATCAAACTTGAGAGCCTTATCAATCTGTCTTAATTCTTTGGTAGCTTCAGATGCTTGTTTGTTTACACCCTTAAGTGCATCTTGTAAGGGTTGGGTATCGCCACCAATTTCAATCGTAATCCCCTTGATGTTTCCAGCCATAGTCCCTCCTTTCTACCATCAGAAATTATCAAAATCAGCTTGAGTTGCTCGGCGTGTTTGAGAAGTTTCTCGAGTACGCACCTCCACATAGTCCGTTTGGTAGTCAAGTGCCATCCCAATAGAGATATGTTTTAAATCGTCAATGGTCAAACCAGTCTCCTTACAACAGGAGAAATAACTCTCTACTGTGAAGATTTCTTCACTCGCTGCTTCTGTTTCATCTGCTTTTTTCTGGTTGACATCCCTTGGTTCAACATATTCATCAAGACAGGGGCTACTTCCTGCACTGGAAATTCTTCCATCTCCATATAAAAATCCACAAATGGTTTCACTCGTGGATTAGCTGACTTCGCAAAGACCCAAAAGATTCGATGGAAAAATGTCATATCGAAATCAGACAGAATAGAAACATCAATATGATGTGCCTGTAATTCCTCTCCATCTTCTAACTGGTCAAGTTTTGCCAAGATTGCTTGACTATTGACCATCGAGAATAAATCTTGAAAATAGTCCTTACCAAACTGCTCTTTATAAGCGATTGGGGTGTAGGCATTGGTTGCTAACTCGTAGGTCGTGCCTGCTATTGTAATACTTTCTCTCATTGCCTTCTCCCTTACTTACGAGGTTCAAAAACTGCCTTGAACCAGTTTTCACGAATCTCATCACTCGTTTCCTCCGTTGTACGTCTACGTACAACTTTATCAAGTGGTCGAGGACTGGCAGTAAAGGTCAACTCTACCTCATTGATATCTGAACCAGACTTGGTTTTTGAACCAACAGTCGGACGAGATGCGTAACAATAATACAAAACGTGTAATGTTTCTTTTTTATCCCCTTCAAAACGGAACATCAACGCAAAATTTTTCTTTTCGCTGTTTGCAATCTCTGAAATGGTGTTTGTCGTCGCATCCAACTGTTCTCCAAGGACTCGTGTCAAAAATTCCTGCGTTAGAAGGGCAACTTTTAGTGTTCCCTCATAGCCATCATTTGACTCTGTTGTATAAAAATTGATATTGTCTGCCTTATAAGAACCCTTATCTCCTGTTGGTTCAAGGGTTAATTCTGCAGCACCACGAAGGCGTTCTACATTGCCGTATGTCAACGTACCATCAGGACCTTCGCTTGTAACTTCTGCCCAATGGACATCTTGTAGTCCAAAGGTGACCTTATTCTTTTCAGACATATTATCCTCCATGTAATGTGATGTAATAGGTTATTTGGTAGAGTTTCTCAGATGAGATATAGGTCTCTACTTTTTCAAAATAAATAAGGTGGCTGTCAAATAATGACTCCACCCTTTGTTCAGCTGCCAAATCTTTCTTGGTGGTATAGAGTTCCACTTGCAGATTATTTTGCTTATGATAAGTCCAATTGTCTGCACCATGATTATCTGAATCAGTTACCAAATATACTAGATACGGTGGTCTTGGACGACTCCCTTCTTCAAAATGATGGTAGGCGAGTGGGAGCTGTAATTCTTTGAGAATGGCGTACAATTCGCTCAGTAACATGTCCTATCACACTCGCTTTCTCAGCTTTTCTTCTAAGGATTGTATTGCTTGTTTCTCAACAGGTGCGATATGCTTAATTCCCTCAACTCGCCCACCAGAGCTTTTGGCATGACCATTTTCTAACAGATGCGTCAGGCCTGGCGTTCGATTATGAATGGTCTTGGTTAGACCTGTACTGGTATCAATCGTTGCTTTACTCTTCCACCCTTTGGCATAGGAACCACTCTTTCTAGGTGACGTTGCTTTCAAGGTTACGATGGATTCCTCGGTGATTTCCTCTACAACTTCACGCATCACCTCTGTTGTATCCTCTACAAATTCCGCCAGCTCATTTGCGATGGCAGTTTCTAGTGCATCTAGTTCAATTCTAGTCATAACTCTCCTCCCTAATGGCGACGATGTAAATCAGTTGACGTGGCACTGTATCTCCATCAATAGACTCAATCTCATAGGTTTGACCACGAAATTGAATGTGAGTCGTTAAGGAATGAAGTCCAAGAATTGCCTTTTCATACCTGAGGGTGAACTGGACTTTCTCTTGTTCCAGTTTCGTCACACTCCCATCCCTTTCGGTCAAGGTGAGAGGACGACAAGAACACCACCGGTCAAATAAAGGTATCCATGTCGAAGTTTCATTGCCAATCTCATCTTGAACAATCTGTCGAATCTGAAATGACAAGCGTTCCCTCAACGGTGCAATCTTCATCAGAATACATCCTTTCGTTCGGCCAACAACAAATGATAGAGAGTCTCTTTCAACTCCTTATGATTGGCATCTTCTCTGTGTTCATAAAGATAGGCAACCCCATAAAGGATTGCCGTCTTTAGAACCTCTGAATAAATTGATTGTCGCAAAATATCTTCACAGAGTTGTTGACTGGTTTCGAGCAACTGCTCAATCAGTCCATCCTCATCCCCATGTTCCACTTTAAGATACTGTTTTGCTTCTGCTAAACTAACCATGACTACTTAGCCTTCACTGTTAGTGTCTTCACGGCTTCAGGTAGGACTAACTTACCATCAACACGTTGTGAAGCAAGAAAACCAATCTGTCCATTATTGGCATAGAGTTCATTCAGACGTTTGAAGGTACGTCCCTGACGGTCCGCAATCCAATAAAATGAGAAATCACCAAATGCAATAGCTTTGTTTCCGGCTTCAGGTAGTGGGGCAAAGGTTGAAGTATAGTATGGACGATTTAGAATCAAATCTGGTTGTCCAGCTTGTGTGGATGGCTGCCAGATATAATTGCCATTGTTATCTTTGAGTTTACGGATAGCTTTGACTGTCGTATCATGTAAAATCCAAACTGCGTTCTTTCGATATGGTGCTGGTAGAGAATGATACAGTTCAATCATATCGTCAAAGGTAATATTGTTTGTAGCAGTCGTTGGACCTGTAACTTCTGCCTGAGTAAAGATACCTGTCGGTTTCTTAGAACCATCGCCAATCAAGAATGCCTTTTCTTCTTCCGTACCAATACGACGAGCAAATTCAGCTGTCATATAGGATTCAAGGTCAAAGACTGAATCGTTAAGCAACTCTTCTGAAATACGAATGGCAGTCCCAATCTTATGAGAGTCGAGTGTCACCTGACCAAAGGTTTCTTCTGTTTCAGGGTAAAGTCCATTTTCATCCATCCATGAGGCCGAACCATGTCCTGTCACAACAGGAATCTTACGCTCACCACTAGATGTTTTGATAACAGTCGCAAGGCTGCGGAAGAAATTCTCTTCTTGTAATCTTTGAACCAGTTTCTTCTCATACTCATCAGGAACCAGATGACCACCCTCGGTATCTTCTCCAACTCGAAGGACATCCTTGACATCAAAGAAGTGTCGTTTACGAACACTTGTCCAAAAAGTCTTGGCATAGCTATCTGAACCCACACCTTTCTTTTCCTCTTCAGTAGTCTTGTCATTCAAAACTGTAGTGGGTTGCCCAATTAAAGCCTGTGACGCTGGTTGAGCAAGTTCAAGGTCAATCTTTTCTTGTCGCTCCAATCGAGCAATCTCTTGATTGTAGAGGTTGATTTTTGCTTCCATGTCATCATAGCGTTTGGAATCTTCCTTAGATACCAGTCCGTCTTCTGATCGAACAGAATCAAGGAAGGTTTTTGCTTGTTGCCAAGCTTGGTTACGTTTTTCTTTCAATTCAAGTAATTTAGACATCAGTTCATATTCCTTTCGTTATTTGAGCAAATTCAATCGTTTTTCCAACTGATTGATAGGGATTGTTTTCTTTGGTTGTTGGACTTCAAGTTTTGCCTGCATTTTGACAAGTAAGTCTTGTTGGGCAGCAGTTCGACTGAATGAGTAGCCCTTAGACTCCAATTCCTGTTCTTCTTTGCTGTCAAAGAGAATCTTGTCCGCAAAGCCTAGTTCAACAGCCTTTTTGGCATTGAACCAAGACTCTGAGTCCATAAGGTGAGATAGCTTAGTTCTTGACAGTCCTGTTTTTAGTTCATAGGCATTGATGATGGATTCCTTAATCTCTCCCAACATTTCAATGACCTTCTGCATGTCCTTGACTTCACCTTGTGCCACTGTCCAAGGATTGTGTATCATCATCATGGCTACTGGACTCATGGAAACTGTTGTACCTGCCATGGCAATGACACTCGCAGCACTTGCGGCTAAGCCATCAATTACGACATGAACATCACCTTTGTAATCCATCAACATGTTATAGATTTGAGCAGCCGCAAAAACATCACCCCCTGGACTATTAATCCAGAGGGTGATGTCTCCGTTTCCTGCATGTAAATCATTTTTAAATACTTGTGGCGTGACTTCATCACCAAACCACGTCTCATCTGCAATCTGTCCTTCTATACGAAGTGTTCGACCACTATCATCTTCTGTAAAATTCCAAAACTTATGCATCCATATCCTCCTCAGATTGAATTTCTTGTTCTACTGGTCCTTGTTTCATAAAGCCACCCGCATCCTTCAGTTTCGTCATATTTCCGTTTATCAAGTAGAGATTACCTCCTTCCTCATCTGAAAGGAGGTTCAAGTCCTCAAGTTCACGAATATCATTCGTCGACAGCCAGCCATTTTGTCTCCCAATCGCATAGCCATTCATTCGACTCTGATAGTCACCACGAAGAAGACCATCTACATTGAACTTCACAAAGTAGGTTTTCTTTTCTTCAGGTAAAAAAAGAGACCTCTTGAAAGCCTGTTCGAGACGAACTACCCAAGGGTCTAAGGTGTATTTAACAAATTCTAGAGATTGTTGCTCAATGTTTGAAAATGAGGATTTCTCCAAGTCACCAACCATATGAGGTGGAATACGGTAGAGCCTTGCAATTTCATTGATTTGGAATTTTCTTGTTTGAAGAAATTGGGCTTCTTCTGGAGGAATACCTACTTGAGTGTATTTCATCCCTTCCTCAAGAACTGCCACTTTATGGGCATTGGTTACCCCATTGTAGACTGCATTCCATGAATCTCTCACTCGTTTGGGATCCTTGAGAATCCCTGGGTGTTCCAAAACGCCACCAGGATTTGCACCATTTTTAAAGAATGATGCCCCATAGTTTTCCGTAGCCAAGGTCATACCAATAGCATTTTTTGCAAGGGCAATTGGAGAATAACCTATCAAGCCATCAAAACCAAGCCCAGGTACATGGAGAACATCTTCTGCTCTCAAGATAGCATCTCCCTTTTCCTTAAAGTTAGGATTTTCTTCTGACTGACGCTTGTATTTGTAATAGAGCTTTCCGCTCTCGTCCCGATGAACAGACATCTTATCTGGTAAGAGTGGGTAAAGACTGATAACCTGTCCACTCCTATCTCGGATAATCTGGACATAGGCATTGCCCCATATCAATAGATGGGTCATCAAGGTTTCTCTAAAGACAAAGGATGACATCTCGGGGTTAGGTTCATCATGCAAGAGAAAATAAAGGGGATGATCCACCTTTTTCTCCTTTCCTGTTTCCGTTCTCTCATAGACGTGAATAGGTAGTGAAGCTACTGCTTCAGCTAAGATACGAACACAAGCATAGACAGCAGTCGTCTGCATTGCTTTAAACTCATCCACATTCTCCCCACTGGTCGTTCGTCCAAACAGATATGAGAAGTCCTGACCTTCATAACTATTTCGTGGTTTATCTCTAGCACGCTTACGTCCTAGTAAATCTAGTAGTCCCATAGTTCCTCCTTTTTGAGTACAAAAAAAGCACCTCTATTGAGATGCATGGTTTATATATATTTTGAAGTATCGTTTTCTATCCTTCAATATCTGCACATAATTTGTGAGTAGAACATCTATATTAGTCGGTACACCGTTCTTTAAATTGCCTGTATTAGCCAAATCTATGATGTTCTCTTGGCAAATAGCACCGTCAAAAAAGCACTCCAGATGTTCACGCTTAATCCAATCAATTAATTCTTCATTTGAACGAAAATAGTCACAAAAATATCCCCCTTAAAACATTCAAATAAAAAATAAGGCATATAATCGTAGTAGGGAGCCGATCCCCTTTCTTG